ACTTACGGTTTACGTCAGATAATGTATTTGTAGAATTTGGAAACGATGCAATCCTTGATATTGTAAAACCAATACAAACAGGTGGAAACAAATACAAGAGAAAAACACTTCGTGGGAAAAGAAAACGGCGTTACACAGTAGGAGAAGATAAAATTTGTGTTTTACTGTCGTCGTCGTTGTCACCATAACCACCCCTTGTAAGGCCGTTTACAAGCAGCTGACAAACCGTTTGAAGAAATTCCTTACAGAGGATGGTTTGTGAGGCCGTAGGCCGAACAATGAAAAAAACGTTTGTACAACGCGGCTCACAAGTAATCGCCGCTCATAACCACCCCTGTAGGGCCTTTTACAAACCGTTTCCAGAAATTCCTTACAGAAGGGATTGTAGGCAGCGATTACTTGTGAGCAAAAACCGTTTGTATAAACGCGGCTTTGTCGTTTGTATAAACGCGGCTTTGTCGTTTGTACGCTCACAAATATTCGACGCTTAGATATAAAGAAATGGTAGAATGATTATATATGAAGTTGCATACGCAGTTGCATAAGCAGTCGAAGTCGCATACGCAGTCGAAGTTGCATACGCAGTTGCAGTTGCATAAGCAGTTGAAGATTCCGCCATTGACGACAGAAGAAGAGAAAAGGTACTGGGAGGAGGCGACGCCGGAGCAGAAGACGGCAATCTGTGTCGCGTATACCGTGCTGCCCAACATTTATTGTATTTCGCGGTCACAGGGCTTCCAGAAACAATAATATTTATATAAATTGCAAAAGTGAAAAGTGACAAATTTCGGATAAGTTTGTCACTTTTAGACAAGGAAGTGGTGTAAAACAATCAAGACGCCGACGAAAAAGTAGACTTTGTAGAATTCCTCCAAGAGCAAGAACTCGGTTTTTTCGTGCAAGGTAGTATGAAACCATTTGACGCATCGGTTGTACGACGAAATCAAGATAATGGTAACCAAGGTGAAACCCAGCGAAAATTGGTTGCGTCGCATCACCAAATACAACGAAATATAATTAAGTACCTCGAGTGCTGGTAGTTGTGCCAAAACATCGTACCACTGATAAGTTGGTGGAATAAATCGATGAGATGACGGATTTAACAAGTTCCCCATCGTGGCCCCCATTGCGTCAAAATCCGAGAGACGACAGGGGTTCATACCAGCAACATAATCCGGCTTGTCTGCCACTTTGACCCAATACGAAATCATGCATTCGCCGTGCATACAGGTCCAAGAAAAAACAAGGGCAAACACGTAGACGATATAGGCTGCATCCCATGGATTCCGCGGCACCAACAATCCATAAAAAGCAATCACCAAGGACAAGGCAAAGTGGAGGGTACCCACAAAGACATGACTAGAAGGAATGGTATCTGGAGTCATGGAAGAATCATGAGAAGAAGAAGAATCATGAGAAGAAGAAGCATGATAAGGCATACTTGGTTGTATTAGAAACATATAATTTTACAGGTCTATAGTAACAACAACAAGAACAACTTCTTCCACATGACTCTGGAAGCCATAAGAAAACAACAAAAAGAAACACAAGAGGCATTGGACCTCTATAAAAAGGTCGGTACGGCCAGACAACGACGTGGTCAATCGGACAAGGATTTTGTACAACAAACCAAGAAACGAATCAAAAAAGTATATCCCAGTGCAGGAACACAGAAATTGGACACACTGTACCAACAATGGAAACTGCTGCAAAACGAACAAGTCCGAAAAGCATACAGTGCCGTCGTCGAAACCAGTCCGGAAAAATGGTTGCCCACCAGGAAAGCAGAACCCGACCAACAACTAGAATACATTTACGACTTTTTTACGCCCCCCAAAGACAGCATCCTCCCAGTCTATGACATGGACCCCAGCTGGCTCGACTCCGCCGTCTTGGCACCAAACAGCCAAACATCCGCCTACGAAATGCTGGTGCATGGCGAAGTCGTCGACGAAGACAATGACATTTTGTCTTGGAGCAAAGTATTGCGCAGTGACTTGGTCGAGAACAATAAATTGGTCACCTTGGTCAAGCCGGCGCCCGAACACACCTTTTATTTGCGTGATGAAATCAAACAAGCCGTCACCCAATATGAATCCCAAGGCGCCACATCTGTCAGTGAAGTACCCTTGTATTTCGTCATCCTCGTGGGCGGCAAAAAGAATCCCATCCATATGCTGCTGTACCTGCTCATACAAAACAAAGTCTACACTCTGGGCCTGGGTTATGGCAACCAAGCCACCACCAAACAAAGACGTGTCACACAAAAAGTACAACGCGTCACACGCAAATTAGGCCCATCCATTTTAGCAGAAAAAATCAAAATTCTCGAATCCGCGCTCTATTCACCCGATTTTGTTCTCAATGTCAACAAACGCAACAAAATCGTCGACGTCGGTATCCTCACCTCGGTCGTTGCCAAAAAAATCGACCGCTATCTCCACCAATGCAACCAACTTAGCGGCGAATTCGTACGCCACGGCAAAAACCAAATAGAACTCGAATCCACACTCTTGTTGGGCCTCCAACCCACTTATAGCACACTTTCCAGCAACCTGTTGTCACGCATATTCATCAACTGCACCAGCTTCATCACCTCCCTCTTTGGTCATATCCAATGCCAAGGCAGCTTCGAAGATGCCAAAATCAGCCTTGTATCCCTCCCCCATTGGTGCGAATCGTCACCGCCATGGACAGATGAACGCATCCAACAAGTCATCGAAACATACAAAGCAGGCGACGTCACCCAATTGATACCCCTCGTCAAGAGATGCAAAGGCACCGCATGCAACATCATGGGCGGGCGACACACAGATAAAAGAAACTACAAGTAAGTATGTGAAACAGCTTAATAAAGACCTTACAGGAGGGAAAATATGATACAAGAAAAATTCGACAACATAAAATATGAATCCTTTCGATATTAATATTTTATTATATTAATGAAACAAGAATCAGGAAAACACGAATCAGGAACAAGTGACAAACCACCATCAAGCATAAGAAGAAATTCTGATGCTGATATTATGAATTATCATTCTAATTTTTGGAAACCATTGCTAAGAAGTCCAGAAGAAATTCAAAAAAATTCAAATAAAAATATTCCCCTAGCAACACGAACAAAATTTTCAAAAGGGAATAGAGGAGGACAAAAAAAGTCAAGAACACATAAAAAGACAAGAAGACATAAAAAACCGTAAAAAATACCGCAAAATAAATACGTAAAACAATTCCCTGTAAGGCTTTTGTAATTATGAAACCGTGTTTGTTATAGCTCGGACTTCGTCCTCGCTTCAAAACATTTCCCTGTAGGGTACTTTCTAAGCTGTTTTGAAACCGTGTTTGTTATAGCTCGGACTTCGTCCTCGCTGTCTACATACTAATGTTTCTATATGTACATTCATTTTGTACGTGGTGTACCCAAAAGTCCAAAGTCAGGCGGTGTATCATTTGTTTTCTCTTTTCCGGGTGGGTAAAACAAGGATAATAGGTCTGCTGCCATACCTGTAAATCCTGTTCTTGGATGGATTCCCAGGATGGAACAATCACGACTGGCAGGTCCAGACGTTTGTACAGGTCGGTATACGGCTTGTTTTCACGAATGATGGGAATGACTCCTACCAGCAACGCTTCCCACAGTTTCGGATTCACATCGAGGCCGCCTCCATGAACACACACTGTAAACATAGAGCGAGCCATGGTACTCAAATAGTCGCGATGATTGGTAGGTTGGCATGGTACGACGAATGATTTCCATTTGTGGGTACAAAGTTGGTGTACGTGGCCTCTTTCGGCCCATTGTCCTTGGCCGTCTCTGGTTCGGTTAAAGTTGGTGATTCGCAAAGGTTTGTTGCCGTCGATTTGTTCAAACGGCAAGAAATAATCAAGGGTGACTGGACATTCGTTGGGATTGATGCCCAACGGAAGCGGCCATACATTTTCCAGCTGTTCGTCCAAATTTTCCACAAACATTACGCGTATCATCTTGTGTTGCCCCAACGTTTTGAATTCCTGCAATCGAGACTTTGAACCGGACATACGCTTGTCCATATTGTTGGGAAATGTATAATCTTCGCCGGCAAGAATCAAACAAACAGGACTCACCAAACGCGGCAAAATATGGTCAATGAAATGAAGAATGAGTTTTTCTTTCAATCTTGTATTCACAAAAATCGTCTTGGCCTCTTCCAAAGACCTGTTGTACAAAATACATTCGCCACTCAACAAAACAATATCCATATGTTTCGCTAACCCCGAAACACAACCTTGCCTCCATGCAAACATTCTCGTATTCATTAACTCCATACGAGACAGGTACAAAAAGATTGTTAAAAATTGATTTTTTTGTAACAAACAAATCAATTATCATTATGAATTTGATACATACATCTGTAAAATGTCAACCAATCAATTCTGGTACTTACTACTACCCCCTTCCGCCCGTCAACACGTCGAAGCCGTCGGCTTGGACATGGCCATGGTGGAAGCCAACGAACACGTTTCGCAATTGCATGTATCTGACCCACAAAGAGAACATGTCATGTTTGTACGCAATGTCATCACCATCATTCACCGTTTGCATTACGACACCATAGCGGAAGAGCGCTACGGTAAAAGAGTCCTGCAACATGTCGTGCCAGAGGAAAAGGAATGGGTGCCATCTGACACGGAATGCCCCGTCTGCTTATCAGGTCGACCACGTTTGTTTGAAAAAACAGCATGTGGTCATATGTTTTGCAAAAAATGTACCCAATCACACTTTTCCAAACATCATGAATGCCCACTCTGTCGCGCCGAAGTGACTTTGGTAACTCTCGTACACCGAATGAAGAAACATTAACCCAAAAATACAAACAATCGAATTAAACAAATTAAACAAAAAAAAGTCCCCCATGGGATTCTTTTTTTGTTTTTATACTTTTTTTATTGCTTAGATACTCACTCTTGGGTCAAATCAATGACTTCCTGTACGACCTTTTCCTCTTTCATCGGAACCTGTTCTGAAACACCCAACAGGGGATGAATGAGTACTGGAACAACGACCTTTTCCTCTTTTATGGGAACCTGTTCTGAAACACCCAACAGGGGATGTATGACTTCTTCTTCTTGTGATTCTTCTTGTAATTCATCTTGTAATTCCTCTTTGCGAGTTACCATAGTTTTGACGGATGATTTGACGGTGCCTTCACGTTTCTTGAATCCATTGGAGCGGTACGAGTTTTCGCCAAAGGGGTCTTCGTACGTCGCCTCGTATTCCGCCACCGCTTGTAACGACGTGCGGTGGGGCCCTGTCTTGTGTCCTGCATCCAGCACATCTTTCCAATACCCCGACATGCGACCCGGCAAACCCTGGATTTGTACATTGTTGTCCACCTGTTTGGTATACAACTCGTGTGTGGCACCGATGCGCAGCTTCCATGCATTGGGAATCAGATTGGCGCGACGAAAGAAGCCCTTGATACCCAGTACGACATGTTGTCGCAGCGGTTTCGAAAACAGTTCGTCCAGTGCTTGGGCGGACAGGCGGTCCACCGAGTCGTGGATGCGGAACTGGACCCCCGCTTTTTGACAGGCTTGTTGAAGCAGGGCTTCGTTGCCCGTGGTTTTGCCCTGTTTCAATCGAACCAGATGGACGCGGTAATCGTTTCCGTAATGACGGACAATGTCTTCGTCGACCCATTGGGCGGCGGCTTCGGGGGTGGTCAGAGGATAGAATTCTTCCAGCATCCCGTGTTGCAAGAAATAGGCGTGTCCGGCGTATAGGTCGGGGATGGTCATACGATGAAGGGAGTGTACACCGGTGGGCCATTTGTCGAGGTCATACAATTCGCGAAGCATGGTGGCGCTGGCGAAGATGAAACGGATTTGGAAATGCTGGACAAAGAGGGGGTTCAACATGCCGGCGGCTTGCAAGGTGCGATGCAGGAGCTGCATTTGCTTGTCGCCGGTGTCGATTTCGTCGATGAAGATGAAGGCGCGGGCGTTGCGGTCTTTCATTTGTTGGAGGTGGGCGATATGCAGTTTGCCGTGGTGGAAAATGTTGGTTTGGAAAGACGTCGGCGCCTTTCTCTTCAATTCTTCTTCCCAACCCACATTGCTCATCCCTGTAAGGATGCGCACATTGCCGGGAGGCACGACAAAGGCGTCGTCAGGGTGGGTGGTCATCAAGTAGGCAAGCTGAATCATCAACCCATCCATGCCTACTTTGGTTTTTTTGCTGATGCTGATGATGCGACGTTCTGGGTTCTGGTAGAAGTCGTCGACGATTTTCTGCGCATCGGATTGCTGGTTTTCATAGACGTACTCGGACGTGGCGTGGACGTCGCCCTTGGCAAAGGCGAGACGGTTCTTTTCGATGGCCTTGGCGTAGGCATTGCGCACATTTTCTCGATTTGATTCTAGTATGGTTGTCATAGTTGCATTTGTAATTTGGTTTTATGGGTTTTTGGAATCAATTTTGAGCGAAAATATTGTATTCTCGTGATTTTATTTTTGCTGGAAGACTATTTATAAATTTATTTTGTATATCAATAACTCTACTATTTTTGGTTTGTGTAGATACATAATCACGAATTGAATTCTCTGTAACATCTTGAGGATATTTTAATAATAATACGACAATTAATGCTATTTGTTTAGTAACTTCTGCATTACCTGTAAATTGTAATATTTGTTTTGCTTTTGTGATGGCCGATATTATGTTATTAAATTTTTCATCGGTAATTTCTGTTTGATTTTGGAGACCGTCACGAATTATTCTACTTATCAATAGTTCATATATTATCTTCATTGTTTGTACTTTTTCTGTTTCGTTTGAAACAACAATTTTACCAGAAATATTTAATAATAATTGCATTAATGGTATAGGTGGTAATATTCTTAAATTTTTAAAAATTTCACTTTTTTGTAAAAGGTCCAACATTTCCGATGTGGCATTATTATTTCTTAAAATATCTAAAATTCCTCCATAATTACCAGGAGGATTTCCTACTAAAACAGTATTATATACTAATAAAAAAAAGTTTCGAATATAATCTTTCAAGTTTTCGGTTGTATCATTATCGAATAAACGAATTTGTGTTGTTAATACATTAATTGGAATATTTGGTATAGCTTTTCTAATTTCACAAAATGATAAAATAATAGCAATTTTATTTGGTTCTGGAATATTATTTTGTTTGATTATCGAGTCCTTGAATATTTGGTTATTTTGGTCAGTAAGTTTTTGGTCTTTCAGTACACTTCCTGCTATAGTATTTATATCTCTACTATTATTTCTATACATTTCGATTATATCAATAGTAGTAACATTAAGTAATGTCTTTAATTCTAATAATTGAGTAATTTCACTAATCAAACAATCAAAGTCATCAGCATTGCATTTTTTTGAAACTTCACTTGAAATATTATTAATATCTTCGAAATTTTGTAAAAAAACAGCTTCAGTTGAAATATCTTCATATTTGAAAATATTCATGTTTAGAAGATTTCTAATAATTTCAACAATGATAATTGCAGTAGAATTTGTATAGTTATCATCTCCGTTTCGTTCTTTGAATTTTGCTAATTTTGGATTTATAAAAGTATTTTTACTTTTATTTTTAAATTGTATTAAAGATATATTAGTATAATGTGAATCAATATTTTTTGGGCCATCATTAGTAGTATTATCAACAGGAGCACCTGCAGGCGTAGTAGCACCAGCACCTGCAGGCGTAGTAGCACCAGCACCTGCAGGAGAAGCAGGAGAAGCAGTAGCACCAGTAGGAGAAGCAGTAGCACCAGGAGTAGGAGAAGCAGTAGCACCAGGCGTAGGAGAAGCAGTAGCACCAGGAGTAGAAGCACCGGTAACAGGAGGAGTAACACTGGTAACAGGAGTAGTATTACCGGTAACTGCAAGAGCAGCAACAGGACCAGAAGCAACACCAGGAGAACCGGTAACACTAGTACCAACAGAAGAAAGAACACAAGTAGCGCCATCCGCTTTATTTGTGTAAACAGACACTGTGCGGGTTGTTACATCATTATTATTATTACCACTACCACCTTGCCATAAAATGCGTCTGCGTTTGATTTTCTTGGAAAGTTTTTTTGCAACGGCCCCGCTTTTTCTGGAATGAATTTTGCGAGGACGTCTTCTCGTTTTGATTCTCATTATACATTACTCCCATATTTTCTAAAGTGGAACGGGAAACGATGTAAAACCGTCCGCAAAATATTATTTTAATGGATTCCAAACATATCTGGTTCCTCCGTCACTGTGACAAACCTTCCGACCCTCACAACCCCTGTTGCACTCCCTACGGCCTCCTTCGCACCACACACTGGGCCTCCTACTTGACCCCACTCATCAACGCCTCTACTAACTCCGTTTCCCTGTATGCGTCCGGTTTCCAGCCTTCGTCCTACCCCCTCTGTCCCCCCCTTTTGGAAGGCAGAGGAAAACCTTCTTGTCCCCATTCCCAACGCATGTTTGTCACGGCCCACCATCTTCGACAAGAACTCATAAAGGGTCCATCCTTCCTCCATTCACCCCCTGTATGGTCCCAAGGCTGTGTCGGCGACTGGAAACACATGTGGAATCACCTCGTTCAATCTCCCTCCTTGGCCTCCATCGTCATATGGGAACACAACGAAATCATCGACATCCTTCGTCATGCCACCGGTCTCCCTATCACCCCATGGGAAGACAACAACCTCTACAATCTCGTCTTCCATTTGGAAATAAAACACGTTTCAACACACACACACTTTTCCTACGATTGTGTCGGTATGACACCCCAAGAGGAAAAATATTGTTGGTCCGTCACCACACCCTGGCTCCGTCAAACCCCCCACTCGGATTCCTCCAGTCGTCATTCTTTCGCATATGGAGCCAAAGTGTGCGTCATCATTGTATACGGATGGGCACTCCTCTTGTGTTGCTGGATATGTGCCAAACCAACCACCGTCACAACCCACCGTCGATTTCCTTCTTATGGCACCATGCACGAACCGGACCAATCGATTGATATCTAAAATCGATTGATATCTAAAAAACATTCTGTATACATTCCTTACAGGGAATGTGTATACATTCCTTACAGGGAATGTGTATACATTCCTTACAGGGGTTGTGTATACATTCCTTACAGGGGTTGTGTATACATTCCTTACAGGGGTTGTGTATACATTCCTTACAGGGGTTGTGTATACATTCCTTACAGGGGTTGCGTATACATTCCTTACAGAGGTTGTGTATACATTCCTTACAGGGGTTATGTGATTTCTTTTGGTCACATAAAAAAATTTTTTTTATCGTTTTTTCATTATTTATTTAAAACAAGGCATAATAATAATAACAAGGCATAATAACAAGACAGGATAACAAGGTAGGATAATAACAAGGTAGGATAATAACAAGGTAGGATAACAACAATCAATACAAATTATTTATTTCAATACATATTCTTCTTCTTCCATGCCGTAGTATTTTTTGTAACAATTTTCACTGCAAGCCGGATGGTAATCACCAAAGTCGCGTGTCACATCGTATGCTTCAAAGACCCAAAATTTGCAGCACAGTATACCTCCATCGCAGACAAAACACTTGAAACTTTCTTGCATTTGTCTCAATACAGTATTCATAAGTTCCTTCTCTGGGTTCTCTTGTGCGACGCCCCAACCAATCGTTCGTTTGTATTCGCCATATTGTTCTCTGTAATTTTCTTTGCATTCGTAGCGACAAAAGACGTGCGGCGGAGGACGAATGCATTGATTGTAACGTTCTACCACTTGGTTGCAGAATTGACAAGAAATATTCATTATTAATAAACAATTTACTTATTCATGATATATTAAAAATAATTTCAATTTTTTTGTAAATGAAATTATTGAAAATGGGTTTTAGAGCTTGTAAAAGGCCTTACAGGGAATAATGCAAAAATATTATTATTATATTATGAATTAGTATATGAAGGCAACAAAAAGGCAACTAAAAAGCGACAAAAAGGCAACTAAAAAGCGACAAAAAGTGGGGGGGTCTTCGCTTACTACTAGGAAACCTGACATCCCTGGTATCCTTTACATCACGGAAACAAAATTTAAAATACTTCTTTACATCGTATCTGAAGGCAACAAGTATAATGATTTAAAGAAAGAAGCACAGGGAAAAGGGTTGATTGATTTCTTACTAAGTGAAGAAGAAATAAATTTAATTACTATGCAAGATGAAAGCAATGAATTTAACTTAGATTTATATATATCGATGTTGGAAAATGAAAAAGTCATTGATTGGCTTTTAAACAACGAAAAATTAAGAATTTCAAATTATGTTGAAGAATTAAAATTAAAAGTAAACAAACTTGAGATTCCGGATGATGAAATATAATGGTGAATTTATAAATCAATCACTTATTAATTATTACAAATGGTTTGTGAACTGCCTTACAGGAATTTGTTTGCGGTAATGGTTTAAAAGCATAGTATCATTGATATACAGTGTTTGTTTTTATGATTTACAAGGAATATTTCGATTTGACGGTCGATTACCAGAAGCAGTATGGCGAGGACACGTCGTTGGTGTTGATGCAGGTCGGTTCTTTTTATGAAATGTATGGATTGAGGACGGAAGAGGAGGGTAGTGATTCGCCTTTTTCGAATATGCAAAAGGCGGCGATAGCGTGTTGTTTGAAAATCGCTGACAAAAAAGACCGTTTTGATTGGAAGGGTGTATCGTATGGTGTGATGATGGCGGGTTTTGGCGAATGTTCGTTGGACAAGTATTTGCCGTTGTTGGTGGATGCTGGATTCAGCGTGGCAGTATACATCCAAGAGGACGACATGGTCAAACGTTGTAAAAAACGTGTGTTTTATGGTGTCTTTTCCGCTGGCACCATTTTGGGCGGCGATGTTACTACCACTGTGTCGAATCATGTCATGGTTCTCTGGGTGCATCCGTATGTGCCCCTGGGTAAAAAGACACATCACTATGTGTGTGCCTGGGCTTGTACGGACAATGCCACGGGTGTGTCTTATTTGTATCAGTACATGGTGGAAGAGCCTCATCCGGGCATGGTGACACCGGCTTGTTTCGATGAGTTGGAGCGAGCCGTGTCGACTTATTCGCCCAGTGAGTTGGTGTTGGTGGTGGGGGGTGATGTCTTGTATGAAAAGCGGGATTTGGTTTTGCAATTTGTGGGGGCATCAGGGTGCAAACGGGTGCATGTGTTTTCCGAGGCGGACGAGAAGCCGGCGAAATGTGCTAAGCCAGCGTATGTCCAGGCCCTGTTGCAGCAGCAATTTGGTGACGAGCGATGCCAACAGGTGTGTTTGGAGTTGCAGCAGAATGAGTATGCCACCATGGCGTATTGTTTTTTGTTGGATTTTTTGCGACAACATTCGCCACATTGGGTGGAACGTGTTCAGATGCCACATTTGGCGTCTGTAGGGGGTCGCGTTGTCCTCGGAAATCATACCTTGAAACAATTGAATGTATTGTCTTCTTCTTCTTCTTCTTCTTCAGACGCTTGTTTGTTGACGATGTTGAACAAGACGATGACGCCGATGGGTCATCAGGCGTTTGTGCATGCTCTGTTGCATCCGACGACAGAGAGGGCGTTATTAGAAAGAGAATACGATGCCATGGATACGTTGTTGCAAGACACAGTTCTGCCACTGGTTCGAAAATGCCTAACAGAGGTGCGTCATATGGAGCGAATAGTGCGTCATATGGTGCATGGCAAGGGTTCTGTGCAGCAGGTGGGTCATTTGGTGCAGGGGTGTCGTGCGTTGGTAAAGTTGTTTGTGGAGGTGCCTCTGTTATCGCAGTGTTATGAAGCGGGTTGGGAGAATGAGGGGGTACGTCAGGCGGTGGCGTTTGAAGAGGGTTTGTCGAGGTGGGTGGATGTGGAGGCGTGTGTTTCGGGTTCCAAGTCGGATGTGATATTGCCGGGTGTGGATGCAGGGTTGGATGGGTTGGAGATGCAAGAGGGGGTTGTGAGGGAGGATTTGGAATCGTTGCAACGACAGTTGAATGAGTGTTTGGGTTCAGCGCATGTAAAGTGGCATGAAACGGCGAAATCGGGGTCTTCGTTGCAGATAACCGCGGTTCGAGGAAAGGCCTTACAGAGGGTGTTGTTGGGGGGTGAAAACAACGACGCCTGTTTTTTGTTGCCAAGTGGGGCCAGGATTCCGTATGCCGAGCTGCGGGTACAGACCGGGACAGGGGCCGATACGATTCATTCGGGGTCTGTGTCGACCTTGTTTCGGCGTTTGGCGTTGTTGGAAGAGCAGGTGGAGACACGACGTAATCAAGTGTGGAAAACGGCGGTATTGGCGCGGATTGTAGAGGAGTGGATGACGCCCTTACAGAAGGTGAGTGAGGTGCTCAAACGTGTGGATGTATTGCAGTGCAAAGTATGGTTGGCGAGTGAGTATTGTTACTGTCGGCCGGAACTTGTTATGGAGGACGAGTCGTTCATGAAGGTGGAGGCATTGCGGCATCCGTTGGTGGAGAGGTTGCAGACGCAGGAAATATATGTGGCGAATGATGTCACGTTGGGTACAAGTGAGGATACAAAACAAGGTATTTTGTTGTATGGAACGAATGCGGTGGGTAAGACGTCGTTTATCAAGTCGGTAGGTTTGGCGGTGTTGATGGCGCAGGCGGGTATGTTTGTGGCGGCGTCGTCGTTTCAGTTTCGTCCTTACCGAGCGATTTATTCGCGTATTCTGGGCAACGACGACCTGTTTCGCGGGATGTCGACTTTTGTCGTCGAAATGAGCGAACTACGCACTCTGTTGGTGGAAGCGGGGCCTGATGTCTTGGTGCTGGGTGACGAAGTGTGTTCGGGCACGGAGACGGAGTCGGCATTGTCGATTATGATGGCGACGTTGCGGTTATTGGTGACGCGCGGGTCACACTTCTTATTTGCCACACATTTCCATGAATTGTCACGCTGGTCCGAGATGCGGGAATTGAGTCGGAATGTGGCGATGAAGCATATGGAGGTGTTGTACGATGCGGCCAAGGACCGTTTGGTGTATGACCGTAGGTTGAAGGAGGGTCCGGGGCCGGCGATTTACGGATTGGAGGTGGCCAAATCGTTGTATATGCCGGCAGAGATGCTGGAGGACGCGTTTCGTTTGCGGGAGCGGTATTTTCCGCATGTGCGGACATTGTTGTCGATGGAGCCGACGCGGTACAACCGAGGCAAAATACGACAACCCCTTTGTGAGGCGTGTGGAGAGGGTGTGGGAGAGGAGGTGCATCATTTAGTGCCACAGAAGGAGGCGAATGTCCAGGGGACGTTGTGGTCGCCCTTGTCAAGGACGCCGTTTCATAAGAACCATGCGGCCAATTTACAGACGTTGTGTTCACGATGTCATGACGCCATTCATTCTGTGGAATCAAATTAAATTCCAAAAATATTGTATCTTTGGAATATAAGGAAATGGGGAAAAAAACAAAACGTTTTGGCAAACGGAACAAAAAACGGTCTAGCAAACAAAGACGAATATGTGGTGGTGGTGGTCCATTAGCTAATATATCTAATGTATCTAATGTAACTAGTGTTACTACTCCATATTTAAGTTCAAAACCTACTGCATCTTTCACTTCACAACCTTCTGCATCTTTCACTTCACAACCTTCTGCATCTTTCACTAAATTAAAAACTACTGCTTTAAATCTACCTTCTAAAGTAGAAATAAAAGATAATATGAGTAAAATTAAAGATACGTTACTTAGAAATAAGGATGACCCGATACAAAAATCCTTTTATAATAACGTCATTGAGACAGTAAGTAAAAAGTATAATTTAACTGAAAAAGAAAATTCAACATTACAGGATTATGAAAAGACAGTCTCAACATTTAATGAAACAAGTAATGAAGATATAGATATTTCATTAGCCCTTGAAATAGTACAAAATATCTATATCGATTTACAGAATAATAATTCATTCTTATTACAAAATGTAACAAATTCAGATTCTAGTAATTCTAATAGCTACGGTGTACTATATTTGATTATTGGTATATCTCTTGCTGTTGTAGCAGTTGTAGGTGGTGGTATTGCTTTTTATAATAGTAAACAGTATTTTACACCACGGGAATCACCGTGGTCTGAATATCCAAATTATTTAAAAGACCCTTTTTTATATACGGGTCGTGTTGGCGGCCCCCCACCAAAAAAACCATTGTGGGGGTATGTATAAAAATTTTTATTCATACCCTTGATAGCTCATACCGCAAAAAACATCCCCGGCAAGGCCACAACCCAAGAGAGGAAAAGTCCACCACCGTAACACCCCGCATCAATTTCAATGCCACATTGATATTGTGCACATTTTGTGTGCCGCATTGAGGACACAAGGAAACCATTTCAATGGCCCCATCATTATGAATTCGCATTTCCAACAGTTTTGCAACGGTATGCAATGACGTATCTTCCATCTCCTCCCTTTTGTTCTAGCCGTTTTAATCTGTTTTCTACATTGTTATTTCCATTCTCTATCCTATTTCCATTCTCTATCCTATTTCCATTCTGCGAGTCGCTTGATTCCGCTCAGACCTTGTACTGGGCATCAGACCTTGTGTTTGTGTTTGTCCTTGTGTTTGTGTTTGTGTTTGTGTTAGTGGCATCAGTGATTGGCTCATGGACTCTTGGATGGTTCGTTTTGTTTGACTCTGATTCCACACTTCGGTTTTGTCTTGTTGCCGCATCAAAAAAGAATAACTGACCTCTTTTTTCTCCACGTCGCTCCAATTCCCTTCCCATTGTGTCACACAACAGGGATGTAATAGATACCAACGGTCGCGAATTTGCAGTCGTCGCCACCAGATATCAATCGAGTACAAAAAGGGTTTGTCGGCCGCACGCATGAATTTCTGTGCCCCTTCGCGGAAATTTTCCAACAGCGTGTCATAATAAGGCTGTCTCACTATGTAAGCCATCGTCGAAAGACAATTGTGCACTCGCAAACACGTTTCGTCGACCTGTTCAAAAGGCGGCCAATTGTTTCCACCCAGCAACAATACATCCCAGTCATTTCCATGCTTCTCTTGAAACCGTTCAAGCTGACCCAACAGGAGGGATGCATCCAGGACCGTGAAATCATCTTCGCATATGAGGACCTGTTGCCACCCCTGGCCCTTGGCATACTCCAATGCACGGATGTGTGACAACGTACAGCCTATGGCACCCTGCTTCATCGGAATCGCCGGGACACGAATCGACTCGTTAGTAACCAATTTCAACCACTCCTGTTGGAAATGTTGCAGACGGTCCGACCTACTGTCGAGATTGATAAAGAGCGCGTTTTTCAACATGGTTCTATACCGTCTCACCACATAACCTTTATGTCATAAAAAAATGGGTGTTGGTTATATTACATAATAAACAATAACAGGGTACACAAACAATAACAGGATAGATGAACAACAACAGGGTATACAAACAATAACAGGGTACACAAACAATAACAGGGTACACAAACAATAACATGGTAGACAAACAATCACAGGGTATGGTTTATTTATTTTTGAGTAATGAGTCGGTAGGGTTCCAGAATGCATGTTGTGTGGATGCATTGTTTGACCGAGTCAAAGAGGGCCGCCACATTTTGAAAGCACTCATTCACATAGGCAATGAGTGCTTCCACTTCATTTAATCCGCTTTGCAGCGCCGCCACTGACTGTTCCGTGCGAACACGGAAGAAGATTTCCGTCGAGGCCTGAACAAACATAAAGAGAATGTCGTAGATTTCCCTCTTTTTGGCCGTCGCTTTCCATTCCTTGTGGAGCAGAGACTTGAACTCCTTCTCTGTGATGCGGTTGAGGAGGTACTTGATGCGCAGGGTCTGGTTGTCTTGCACGAGGTCAGTACGGAACCGGGCCAGCTCCACTTCACGCACGTGCATCACAAAGCGTAACCACTTGCCATACTGCATTTCCATGGGGTCCTGTACAAAAACATTGGCACGCAGGGAATAGATGAAATCGCGCATGACCCACATGTCCAGCTCACGTCCACACAACACGTCCTGAGGATTGCGCTGCTGTTGCGGACCTTGGGCCCGCTGGTTGCGCAAGAACTCGAAATAGTGCGGGTTATGCAGAGGGCCGGTCACAATGCGTTTCTGTAACCAACTGAAGGCAGTGTGGCACTGGGTGCACCACATTTGGTCACAGCCGTCGATTTTGAAAATCACGGTGGCACACGAGGGACAGGGCGTCGAGTCCGTCTGCAGCAGTTTGACTGTGGCGACGTCGTCAGGGTTGCATTCATGTACCGATGTGTTTTGACCAAGGAATACGTGACAGTGGTTGCAGGTTTTGAGGTTGCAGATGCCACATTTCCACTGGGTGGAGAGGAAGCCTTTGCAGTCGCCGTCACCACAACGGCGGAGAAAGGTGCGGCGTTCCTGGTCAGCAGGTGCGGTGGTCGTGGTGGTGCCACCACCTTGAAGGTTTCGAATCTCGCGTTGGAGGCGATGGATGTCGGATGCGTAGAGGGTCTTGGTTTGGAGCATAGCGGCCAGGGCGGGGTCATTCTTCTTCCAGGCACGCAACTCTTTGAAGAGTTGTTTCTGTGGGTTATTCAGGTCTTTCTCTCTAATATTGCGCCAAATAAGATTTTTGTTGCTTTCATAGAGGTCATTCGCCTGGTTGGAAATACCCATCATCAACAAACGCACCTGCTTGACCTCTTTTTCAATAGCTTCGACACGGAGAAAGAGCTGGGCAGCCTCTTGGGTCGCCGGCAACATAGCTACCTCGCGCTCATAAAAGAGACGCTCGCGATGAACCTTGAAATCCTCACGAACAAACGTCTTTGACATCGACGCATTCACAAAAGCAAACGACCACGTCTTGCCACACAACGGACTCATGCAACATGCATCGACCTGTTGAAGAGTCGATAAATACTGTTGACAACAGTGGCGACAGGCAGTAAAAGCACAGTGGACACACTCTACTGGCTTTCGATTCCCCTGGTTATAGTCCTCACAGCAAATAGTACAGGATAAAGTTGTCATTGATTCAATATAATTATTGTTTCACAGACAAATTTGAAAAAACACATTCGCACACTAAAGAATCAATTTTGGTAAATAAATTGATTCTTGTAGGGAAAACAACCCTACAAAAATAAGAGAAAAAAAAGTTTTTACTACAAGAGAGAATATATTACAACCCCTCCTGTAAGGAATTTCTGTAAGGTTTGTAAACTGCAACAAGTAACTGAAAACCCCTCTGTAAGGTCTTTGTTGAAACGGTTTGTAAAATGCCTTACAGGGGGGATTGAATGGTTCATCAAAGGGGTTGTAAAATGCCTTACAGGGGGGATAGAATGGTTCAATAAAGGGGTTATAAAAAGCCTTACAGGGGGATTGAATGGTTCATCAAAGGGGTTATAAAATACCTTACAGGGGGGGTTGAATGGTTCATCAAAGGGGTTATAAAATACCTTACAGGGGTGGTTTGTAAACGGCGTAAAAGGGATATGGGAACGATGCTTTATGTTGGAAGAAGAAGAACAAGAACAAGAAGACAAGATTATTATTCCTCGTCGAACGCAAGGCCATGCTCACATTCCCTGGATTGAAAAATACCGGCCGACGCAATTTGCCGACATTGTTTTGGAGCCCAACAACCGTCGTCTCTTTGAAAACATCATTCACCGTCGCAGCCCCTACTTCCCCAACCTCCTTCTGTATGGACCCCCAGGCACTGGAAAAACCACCAGTGTCATCAACCTGGTTTCCGAGTACCAACGGATTCATTCGCCTTATGGACATAATTTGAGCAGCAATGTCATTCATTTGAATGCATCGGACGAACGCGGCATCGACATTATTCGCAACCAAATCAATCTGTTTATCAAATCGCAGCATTTGTTTGATGCCGGGTTGAAATTCGTCGTATTGGACGAGGTGGATTACATGACCAAATCGGCACAACAGGCATTGAAATACATTTTGCAGACTTATGTGAGCAACAATGTGCGGTTTTTCCTCATTTGCAACTATATCTCCAAGATTGACGAATCCTTACAGAAGGAGTTTATTACCATTCAATTCAATCAATTGCCACGGGACGAAGTTGCCGCCTTTTTGCTCAACATTTGCAAACAAGAAGGCATCCCCATGACCACCGTCAAAGTGGAGAAAATCATGGACCTCTTTCATCACGATGTTCGCGGTATGATTAAATTCATTCAGCTCAACCAAGAACACACCATGGAACAAGCCATCTGGCAACATATGGATAGCCTCTTTTTATCCACCGATAAAAATCCACCCTGTAAGGCTATTTTGATGGACTTTGTCAAACAGGTGAGTCACCAGTACAATATGGAGGAGAAGCAGATTGTGCATCATTATGTGGAGCATGTGTGTTTGTATCATGTGTCGAGGGTTCATTCGGCATTTCTGGATTTCGTCGAAGTGTTGGTGCATCATTTGGACAATCCTGTATTGTTGCCTTTTTTTATACATCATATGCAACGGTTTGCCACACATGTATTGAAACCATGTATTGAAACCATGTAAAAAAACATGTATTGAAACCATGTATAAACTTGTTTGTAATGATGGAGCGATTGATTGTGTGTGTTTTATTTAAATACGTACATAAATGATTCTTCGGATTTGTTTAGAAAGCGATGGCGACGTCGCAAGTCAAATTGCCAATCCATATAGCAATTGTTGCTGCAAAACAACATTTCACCACCGGGGTATCCTCTGCGCTGATAAATGACGGCGAGAGGTCCATTGCAATGGTAGCATTGATTGCCGTAGAGGGGCACGGTATGTTGGATTTCACGAATCAGTTGTTGTTGTTGTGTATCCATTTTATTTGACTTTTTTATTGGATATATAAAAAAGTCAATTTTAGAAGAATGAATTGAATTTTCTAGAAGGAAGGATTGTCCCAATCGTCAAAGAGACCTCCGGATGCCAAACAGAGGATGTATGCGTTTTGTACTACTAGTTCCTTGCATGGATGACGAAAGGGGTTTGTTTCTTTGTAAGCTTTCCATGATTCGAGTTGTGCTGCTTTCTGGAAAGAGAGGTCCAATTGATTGCTTTTTTCGTAAAAAAGAGGGTCTTGCCAATAGGAAAAACGTTGGTCTATCCCCGACGTGGAAGCCTTTGTGGACAACAACAAGGAATGAGTTGCCTTCATACAATAAATATATGTATTTATTTATGTTATTATTAATATGAGATTTGTCTTAACATCTCATAGAAAAGATAAATATATCTCCAAGAATAAAACAAGAAAGATAAAAAAGAATTATCTATAAAAGTGGGCGTTTTAAATGTGCAAAGGTGTAAAATAATTATAACTGTTATCGTACATATGTTTCTTTGTGATAAAAATTATGTTATTATATATATGAGATAAAATATATGTGATTATATATATGAGATATAGAAAAAGGACAACACTTTTGAAAAAAAAAGGAAGGACAAAGAAAGGAAGGAGAACAATAAAGAAAGGAGGTTCGCAATCAATGCCCCTCGCAAAAGAGGGATTCAACAAATATGTGCTAAAAAAAACGTTACAGAGAAACAGTAAAGAAGAAACACTTTACAATTTATTGAGTGGAGCGCTGACAAAACCAGAAAGTTCTGATATAAAAAAAGAAAAATTAGATAACATAGATATGAAAGCAGAAGATATTTCAAAAATTATGGTGGATGATTTTCAAAGCAGTGCTAATAACAGTTTACTGGATGCTGAAAATAATGATTATGGAAATATTTTACATATTCTTTTATTTCTTACAACTGACTCGAAAGTACTGATGGTTTTATATGGTTTATCCATTTTTAATACTAAATATGTTCCGAATACCGTAATGGATGTTTCAATTCTGAAACATTCAATAGTAAAAAAATTATTAAAAGCGGCACAAAAAAACGCTGACCTGAAAATAAAATTATTAGAATTATTAAAAAAGAAAGATTACCCTGAAAAAAATAAAGAAAGAATGGAACAAGAAAGAGATGAAAATTTTAATTATAACAGTTTAACCCCTATCGAAAGGGCTAAAAATTTGTACGAAAGTAAATGGACGAATAATAAAAATCCAGAATTCTTAATATATGAATCAGTCAAATTGTTGCAAGCTTTTGAAGGTGGATTCTTCCAAAAGAGTCTTCGTCGAATGAGAGATTCATTAAGAAACGTCTTTAGTCAAAGGTCTGTGAGTCCAACAAGTAATGAAGAAATAATGCCTGTACAAGTAGAAGGAATAAAATATGAAAATACTGGATTAGATGATTTACTTGAATGGCGACAAAGACAAAGACAAAGACAATCAGGAATCGAAGAAGAAGAAGAAGATGAAGAAGAAAAATCAATTGACGATGAAAATTTTCCTTCCATAGATATTCCATATGATATGGAGAAACCACAAAAAAATAAACCACCTACTGATACATACTACGAACCATAATTGTTACCAATACTATGTTTAATATTGTCAACAATTCAAAACAAGGCCGACATAATATCATTACGCTGTCGCACCAATTCATCCAACAACCTCCTGTAATAGATGCGAAATTGTGGCCGCATTTTGCTCATTTCTTCCACTGTAAACCACCGGATTTCACTTTTCTCAAACAATTTGCTTTTGCGGTATACTTCCGGGTCCAACCTTTCCTGTAAGAAGCGCTGATTGGCATTGAAATAATGCACCAAAGCCTCATCATAATGAATGGGCAAACAATGTACGACGTATTTTTTGTCATCGGATTCCACGACATACACACCATCGCGTTTGATTCGTCGACGGATTTCGGCACGCGTCCCTAAAAAGCCAGTGAGTTCTTCGGAACCTTCGCGTACAGCGGTGTCCAAAGGGCTTTCGCCCTTTTCGTTTCCACCGCCAAAATCGGCCCACCCTGGTGTATCGGCATGACGGTTCTCTTTGCCAAACAAAAAATACAAACGGCCGCGAAACAACGCCACTGGCAAAATTCCCGCGCCCATACTCTTTCCTAGATAAGAATACTTATATGTTATATTCTTCCACATATTCTCATTCATAAACCATCCCTGTTACCGTTTGATATCACAAGGACTCGTTCACATAACACAAGTATTCTCCACCCCTGTAAGGCCATTTGATATCACGTTTACAAGCAGTTGACAAACCGTTTTCAGAAATCCCTTACAGAAGGATTTTGTAAAAACCGTTAAAAATTGTGGGTTGCCCCTCTTTATATTACAATACAATTCATAATAATAACAATATCACATTCATTACAACAATAACAATAATAATAACAAAATCATAACAGAGTACTTCTTACTTTCATCCATATATTGCCAAGCATATTTGGCCCCAAAATCTTCACTTTTCCATCGACCACGGTCCCCTTTCCTTCCCACTTTCGTTTTTCCAGCTGTTTTTCGCTGCATCTCAGTGCCGGATGCACCAGTATACGCTCGCCACTCTTTACCAAGTCTTTGCGTACCTCTTCGTATTCCGTCACTTTGTACTGACAAATCTCCTCTTGTACTTTCACACTCAATTCGTCCCATCTTTTCAATTCTTCTCCTGTCAACAAAAGTCCCTTTTTTCCGCCTCTTTTTTTCACCTCAGCTCCCGTCATAACGTCAGTGCCCGTCATAACGTCAGTGCCCGTCATAACGCCAGTGCCCGTCATAAATGTCTTGCCATACTCCAAAAGCACCTGTTTTCTCTCTTCAAGGGGGGTACATTCACTCAAGCGAATATATTTTTCTCCATGAAAGCAGTGTTCACCAGAAGGGTACTCTCGTTCTTCCCCAGAAGGAGTCAGAATAATCACTTTGCGCTCCCAAAAATTACTCAAAGAACGAAACTCTTTTCGTCCACTGAAGAAATTCACCACATGCGCCTCCAACATTTTGGTATCAGAAATCATTGATAATAATAATATTATTATTAAAACTTATTATTATCATTTAAGAATCAATTTTAGAAATGTCATCGAATATTCGGTCCAAATGGTGAAACAAATTGGTACGGTCCAATACCCACTCCACAGACGGCAATGCAACCTGTTCTCCCCCTCCTTGCAACCGCCGGAGCAACGCAATATCTTCCTCAACCCTTCCTGTAAGGGGTACACTGCACTGTGGCAGATAGTCTTCAATATGCTGGCATCCTAGGTACAATGGCCGTGCTCCATACAGGAGGGGATTGATGATTTTTTCCGTGAAATAATGGCCTGATTGGCTGTTTTCGATGCAAATGGAATAGTTGTAATCGGCATACGGCACCACCCCATGCACCGCCTCTGGGGTCTGTGGAAAAGCGCCGCGAATCCGTGTGTCATACGGGTATTTACGTCGGTATTCGTCGCATCCGCGGCCGTATATATCCACAGGGAGATTGGTTTGCAAGATTGCGTCGGCCAATTCGTGTCGGTACCGATGTCCTGGCAACATTTTCTTGTGACTCAGAACCAAGGAGCAAAAACGTGTTTTGACTGGTTGTTGTTTCATCGATGACTGACTTGACTGGTTGTGCATCAAAAAGAGTTGGCCCCCTCGAAACGGCGCCCCTAACTGCTCGTCACCCACATAATACGTTCCCACAAAACGTTTCACATAGTCGACCCACGCAGGGGGAGCCATATGCAACAACAGGGGCAACGGCTCATGAGCAAAGCCCACTATGCGATGACGAGGCAGAGCGGCAAAATGAGAATCGTTTGGCATCACACAATTGAACAAGAGGGCGTGGGTGTAATCGTCGCCCTGTGTAACAGTAATGGATTGCTTGTAGAGAGACAGTGCCGACATGTCCATGCAGGAACCGAAGTCGGACGACATACCTGCGTCGACGAAAAAACGTAGCTTGTACATATAAACAAGAAATCGGTATTCTTGTTTATAATGTTTATTTGTAAATCAATGTCTGTATGTTCTTTTTCTTCTTTTTTTTGACTTCTTCTTTATCGTTCCTTTCTTTTTCTTGCCCCCCCCTGTATAATTCGCGGCAAATAAGGAACTTTGTTGTGCCGAAAGCGAACATCCAGCGTTGCCGGCAATATGCATGGCATCTCCGCCGGCCGCATCCCAGTAACTTTGTTGGTTTCGCATCAAAGATTCATTCATGTTTTCTTATATTGAAAACATATTTTTGTTAATTGATTGGCAACATCGGTCCTGCACTTGCTGTCGCACTTGCACCTGCTGTTGCACCTGCACCTGTACAACCACATCCGCCACCTCCTTGGGTTCGTCGACGACGACGACGTACGCCTAAAGCGCGAGACTTTCGACGCGACTTTTTGCCTCGTCGACGACGCGACTTTTTGCCTCCTGCTTGGGCATACACACCACCCATGCTATTTACTGCAATACCACCTGTCATGGGGTCACGGACTTGGTCAAAACCGCCATAGGCAGCGAATCCATGAGACGAGGCACTTCCTGCACAACTCATCTGTATACCCTTACATTAGAAAAACATCAATCATACGCCTGTAAAAAATGCCCTGCAACAAGTCTGTGCCTTGCAACAAGTCTGTGCCTTGCAACAAGTCTGTGCCGCCTTACAGAGGGTCGTGTGATTTTACGCGAATACGTGATAACATATACAAGGCAAAGGCCATTAAAAAGAGTAATAAAACATGGTAGAAGCAAATGAACCATACATACAAATACAATTCATCGTAAACCCAGTGACCAACTTGTTTGACGACTTCGCGGACGTGTTTTTGCATCGTCGCATTTTGCAACATTTGAGATACCAATGTTTCCATCTTTGTAATAAATAATTCTTTTCCCGTCTCTACTTGACCGCAATACGCTTTTTCTTGTCTTTTGTTTCCTTTTGTATATGTGCCTTTTACAATATCTTATTTTCTAAAAGAAGAAGAAGAAGTACTTTTGCGCAGACTGGCAGGCAATTTTCCTTCAGACGGTCGTCCTTCAGGCAATCGTCCTTCAGACGGTCGTTCTTCAGACGGTCGTTCTTCAGACGGTCGTTCTTCAGACGGTCGTTCTTCAGACGGTCGTTCTTCAGACGGTCGTCCTTCAGACAGTCGTCCTTCAGAGAAATTTCTAAGAGAAGTATTTTTGCGCAGACTGTCAGGCAATCGTCCTTCAGGCAATTTTCCTTCAGATGGTTGTCCTTCAGATGGTTGTCCTTCAGGCAATCGTTCTTGAGACAATTTTCCTTCAGAGGGATTTACAAGAGAAGTATTACTTCTGGCAGGCTCTTTTCCTTCTACTTCTTGTTTTGGTTCAGAAGGGGGGTCCAAAGGAAAAGACTTTATACTTTTTTGTTCATTCAAGTATTGTTGTATATTCGACAAATATTGTTGTAATATTCTAATTTCATTTATTTTTTTGTGTTTCGAAATCAAGTCTATAGGTAAAAATTCTGTTTTAGACATATAACCATGTTCTGTACATTTTTCATTCAATAAAGTTTCTAAATCTAAATACAATTGTTGAGGTAATATAGCAATATTTTCTTTAATATATTCAAACAAATTTTCTAGAATTTTCATACAAGCCTGATTGAATGATTTTGTACAGTTTTTGTGAATCTTTTCACGTGACATTGTGGAATCTAAAAAAAGCACGTAATTTTTCAAGTTTGAACTGTCCCAGTCATAGCACAATACATGAAACAAATTGGCACCTGTAAAAAAATAAGATTTATCAGCGTAAAAACCCATAAGTAAGGATTTATTTTTTTTAGAAGTTTTGTAGTCATCTATAAAGAATTTAATCAATTCCGTAAAATTGCCAATGCTACAACAACGATTGACTATTTCTTTTAGCTTCTTACGATATTTTTTATTTTCTGCGAAAAATGCAAGTGCATTTATTCTCTCTGTTGGGAATGTCGTAGAGACAGATATCGTTCCTCCTTTTCTCCTTTTTGTCCATCTTTTTCTCTTCCTACTACTTCTTCTTATCGTCCTCATTGTACTAGATTCATATTTTTACGCATCCGAATGATGAATGTCAACAACCTTTTTCGCCTCTTCATTGCACGTCGCCGCCACCGGCTTATACTGATAACAGCGGTCATCGTGTTGATACGTCTTGTTCTCCAGGTCACCAATGACGACCCCATGAAAATCAATGCACTTGCCATCGTGGCAAATCTTACGAAACAAAGTGGCCAACCCTAGGCCCAACAAGATGGAAATCAAAATACGCCCTGCTTTGGACTGTAACAATCGACGAAAATCTAACTCCATTGGTTATATTGATGCAACAAAAGATTATTATTATATTTCATCCCAATGCAACTTATACAGAAGAATGTATACTTCAAAAATCCGTTCAAAAATAATATCAATTCAAAAAAAATGATATGATTTTTAAAAACCACCCCTGTAAGGTATTTTCGGAACCGTCTTGGGAAACGCCTTACAGAGGGATTGTATTTATATTCCTTCCCTGTAAGGTATTTTCGGAACCGTCTTGGGATTATTATGACAGGGGGATTGTATTTATTGCATGGGTATGGGTTCTAGCAAAGCAGAATCTTTGGGGCAATTGACTTCGGATTGTTGGAAAGAAAAGCATTGGCCGGCTTTGTCGCGATATTGTAGGTATTCGGCGGTTTGTGGAGTGGGATAGACGTATATTTTCTGGTTGCCATCGGTGTACAAGTACACGACCAATACACCTATTAGGAAACTGGCAAGAAAGACGGGGAAATCAATAAATTTCGCGAAATTACTCATTACCTTACTGAGAGGAATTATATTCATCGGAAGAAAAAAAACCGAAAAAAAACAAAAATCAAAGCACAAGAGAAGAACAACAAATGATTGTCTTATATATTGTACGATACAGCCAGAAAAATTGAACCAAACCGGAAATGTATTGCCGTGGTACTAAAATGTCTATTCTATTGGTATTTGATGTGGAAACAACAGGCTTACCGCCGTCTAGACACTCCCCTACAGGGGATGATGTGTGTAAATGGCCGCATATCACGCAACTCAGTGCCTTGTTGTACGACACAGAGGCCGAATTGGTGTTGGCTCATTTGAATTACTATGTGCGTATTCCGGTGGATGTACATATCCCTGACCGAGTGGTTGAAATCACGGGAATCACCGACGCCCTTTGTCAAGAAAAGGGGTTGCCCATTCGCGATGTCCTGTTGTCTTTTTACGAAATGTATACACGGGCAACGCATGTTGTCGCACACAATTATGCCTTCGATTCGTCGATGATGCAAGCCGAATTGCTGCGTCACGGACCTTTGTTGCCGCCCTATTGTCGTCATATGTTTTCGCAAACTGGTGTCTTGCCAGTGCCTTGTTGCACGATGTTGTTGTACCAGTATTACTGTGGGATTTTGCATACAAAGAGTTTGTACCGTGGTGGATTCATCAAGTATCCGAAGTTGGCCGAGATTTACGACCGGGTGTTTCAGGGGAACAAGGTGGCGGCAGACTATGGACTGCACAATTCGATGGTGGACACGTTGCTCTGTTTCCGCTTTTATCTATGCTTGGAACGCAGGCAACATATTGACGAGGCTGTGTTCCAATACATGCTGGATGCCATGTGTCGTCCGATGGTGCGGGAACAGTTTTCGGTGTCGTCACGAACACGACGCAAGAGTCCTACCAACAAGGGAGTTTTGCAACCTTGGAGTTCCTTTCTGGGTGTTTATTAAGATAGCTGAAATGGAAATGCAAACTATACCAACAAAGATGGAACAGTACAATGATTTGCTGTTTCAATACACTGGATTGAAAGAGACATCAAAATCCCCACAAATATTGGAGGAAGCCATGTTGATAACGGTGGATGAAGCAGTTTTTAAATTTCTGCAAGACGAAAGCAAGAATCTTTCTGAAGTAGACAGCATTACAATAAAAACGAAATACGAAAACTTTAAGAGAACATTACCAAGTTTTGGTCAAGCGAATACATACGATAAATTGAATGTCCTTTCTATTTTTGCTGCCAGTATTTTTGAGTTCTACTTGTTTTCAAAAGAAGGAATGCTTAAAAGAATGAGGGAGGAAACAACTGTTTTGTTACAGTCATTACAAACTAAAATAGACTATTTACAATCTACATTCGACAGTGCGAATGAAAGAAATATCGATGAAATAAATATCGAAATTTATATTTTAGAAAAAAATAAAAAAAAAATAGAAAATAGTGGAGGTATTTTTGTGTTATTAAAAGAAAAAACTAGATTATTCAACGATATTTTCAGTTGCGAGACATATGAAAAATTATATGAAATATTAAATAAAAACTCATTCTTTTATTTCTTACAAGAAAATAGTCGTAAAATACATAATGACATCAATTGGACCGTTGTCATAAGAAGAGGCGCCACTGCCTTATCTACCATCATGTTGGCTTTTTGTAAAAAAATATTCTTTGCTGGTTTGCAAACCAAAGAAACATTTGCACATGATGGAATATTAACTCCCTTGACTTATTTAAAACATGAAACAGTACATATTGCCATATTTTCGAATACAAATTTTATACAATATGAATACAGTCATATCTTGTCTGGTACGTTGCGTTATGACCACACTCTTTGTAGTCAATTCATCCAATTCATCCAAAATAAATATGAAAGAGACGAAGAGAGCTTGAATTTTCTTTACATATTTCTTTTTGCTTATTTGTTCGAAAATATTGACCAATTTGATACAATATTTATGCCGCTTGGAAACAAAACTTTTTGGGCAGATGTGTTTTGTTTTACTATCTCTCTCGATGTTTTTTTATTTGTCTATGATGTTGTATGCAAAGCCGAAAATAATTTTTTTGCGGGACGAATGACGAGTCCATACGATTTACAGGGTATTTTGCCCTCACTAATGAAAGATAAGGAAGTAACAAACGATTACAATGATTATAAAATACTTGTTAAAACATACAACAAACAATGTGTTTTGTTGTTTTTACAAAATTATTATGAATTCGTGGTATCCATCTTGAAGAAACAAGAATACATACAAAATGGGATTGTACTCAATTGTATAAATGGGGAATCGACAAAAAAATTACCTATTGAAGACACATCTAGTAAAATTCCATCTAGTAAAGGAGGAAAACGTACAAAAAAAGGACGTAACAAAAAAAGCAAAAAAAAGAAACGGTTTTGAAATATATATTTTAATCATTATAAAATATATATCATGTCAAGAAGGATTAATTCTATTCCTAATAGCATACCAAATAGCATTCATAAAAATCCTTTTTTTCATATCATGAATGAATTCAATCGTAAACACATAATCACTTTTAAAGAAAAAAACGGGCTAAAAGAACATACATATTCCAATGCGTTCATTTTAAACAATGTTTTGCGTGTAGGAAACGATACCATCGTGAAGAAAGAAAATGTTATGATTTTGAAAAAACAAGGTCAAGATATAGAAGTCGTATGGGTACCAACACCTATACCAAGCCACCTTGGTGGCAAATACAAACGCAAATCCAAACAGGATGTAAAACGTCCTTCTACAAGGCGTCTTTACAAACGTCCTTCTACAAGGCGTCTTTACAAACGTCCTTCTACAAGGCGTCTTTACAAACGTCCTTCTACAAGGCGTTTTTTTGACGTCCTTTGAATTGTTTCCAGGACAATGATTTGCCTTCGACTGGTTCAGGTTTTTCGGGATGTTGTGCATCCAATAGTTCGCCTTCGCGCCGCGCCGCGTCCAAGTACATGTCGGCAAACATGCGGCCCACTCGTTCTGTGCCCTCTTCTTGGTTCAACAGACCTTCTTCGATTTGCCGCAGCGTTTCCAAAGTACGAAACATCATATTCAGGTCCAAAACGTCTTTCAATAGTTTGTTAAAAATGATGGAATAGTGAGTAAAAAGATAATGACATTCGGTGGAACAGATATCCCGAAATTCTTGACTTTGTTTGTCACCGTCATAACTTCGTTTCAGCCGTTCCATTTTCAAAATGTCGTCGCGAAGAAAAACACTGCGCTTTTCCTGTCGCAGAAATTCTGTATTGTCTTCGTAATTCTCCTTGTACTCTTCCAAGGCTTTTACCAACGATTCCTTAGAAGACATTGGTTTTGAATACTATCGATACTCTTTTTATACCCGTTTCAACATATCCTTACAGAGGGGGTTTCACTATCGCTTCAAATAAATAAAAAAAGGGGTTTCCCCTTATGATTAATTAACAACAAAGCAAATACAAAAGTAATTTTTTATGTAGAGATGAGTCCATGTTTGCGGTAGTCTTCGGCAGCCTGTTCAGCGGCATCACATTCGTCCCAGTAGAAGAGATAAAACCAATCATCAATATCGTCTTTTTTCTTCATCAACTCAAGTAGGTCGTCATACTTGACTTGACCCTCCTGTAGGGCGCCCAAAACCCGTCTGTCAAACGGCAAGGAGCATGCTATATCAGCACCGAATACTTTGCCGTTTTCACCGACAATGACAAATTTTCCTTCACCATCACAATAGATAATATCGCCGAGTGGTACAGAATTCTCTTGGACGTAGGATTCCACCATGTCACGATGTTCCTTTATATTGATATTGAAATTGACCAATTCCATCTTTTCCGTCAAATCGTGGAATTGCGCTTGTCTGGACATGTTCATAAATTAGATTTGATTGTAACCATTTCATTTGATTTCATTCAATTTTAGAAAACATTTTTGTTTTGTAAAAATATTTTTTCTGAGAGGATTCTTGGTTCCTTCATATATTCGTGGCTTATATATATTTGCGTTGCCATGAAAATCGTGAAATCAAAGTCGTTTCCGCGTCCGAATGTGCAAGAATTGATAATTGTGTTGATTGCGTTGGGCATTGTGGTGTTTGTGTTGTACGCCATTTACAAAAACGTGTCACAACTGCGTGGCATTCGAAGTTTGAGTGGTTTCGTTCCACAGAAGCCATGGGAAGGATTTGTCAACGAAGGATTCACGGGCTCTGCGAAACATTCTTTAGAGTATTCGAGTTATCCAACCAACGAGGCCATCGATTCCAAGAAAACCATGTTGATTGATACTTCTTCATCCAGCACTTCTACTAAGCCCCAATGCGGCAAAGTATGGGGTCTCAATGGTCTCTTTTGTACACCGGATGTCGCCGACAAGCTCATCGACGTGTTTTATTCAGCCAAATCGGATATGAACTGTGCTGGCACTGGTTTGACCAAGGGACAGGGCAATTTGTGTTTGGACAAAGTACAACAGTCGTTGTTGTCATCCCGTGGAGGGAACGCTGATACATTGGACTATTTCAAGTCCTAATATATATACGGCCATGAGAAACATAGTAAGTAATTTCGTAAGGATGTTACGAGGAAAAGAAAAGAAACCCGAAGAACCCGAAAAGAAAGAAGCTAGCATGCGCTCCAAAGCATACGAAGCTGTCACGCAAGCCAAATGGAACAAACAAAAATGCATAATGAACGAAAATGCAAAAATCAAAATGCAAGTGCGCCAAAACCCTAAACGAGTACGTATCGACTGCAAAATCTACAAGGAACATGCAGACCAAATCATAAACGACTTAGAAGAGGAACTTCGTGTGGAACTTCATAAACTTCGTCCAAAAAAAAAAACAAATGTTCCCAATATACTCACATCTAGTACCAATATAGTATCACCTAGTACCAATGTAGTCACACCTATTTCCAATGTAGTATCACCTAGTACCAATATAGTATCACATAGTACCAAAGTAGTATCACCTAGTACCAATATAGTCACGTCTAGTTCCTCGAAAAAATCACGACGACGACATTTACAAGTACCTCAATTACAATTACATGATTTACATGATTTACAATTACCTGATTTACCATTATCTGATGCATCGGAAAATAAATCGAGGAAGCGTATTGTTCTCGGTGGAAGAAAGAAGACAGTTCGAAAAAGATAAAAACAATCTCGTGTCAATATAATTCAGGAACATGCTATACGAAACGCAAAACGAGCGTGTAGAAGAATTAAACGATGCCATTTATGCCCGTGTTATTCCGGACGCTCCTTTGGAGCCCCAATACGACATTCGCCCTGTCTCCACCAAGTATGCTCGTTTCCCCATTCTCGACCGAAGACGTGTGGAAGGAGTGGAAACATCTCTGATGCTATATCCTCAACAACCTACTCCTGTAGGGGTGTCTATGGGACCGTTGTCCGGTTTTTCGGTGGACCAAGAAACGCAACTGCAAAACCGATTTTTCGCTCTACAGAAGCATGGCAGTGGCATCCAATCGACCTACATTCCAGCTTCCACAAGCTCCCTGTACAATGACCCCGCCTTTTACGCCCCCGGACAACCCATAGAAGCACATCCCGGATTGACACCTGTCTATGACATATCTACAATGGAATCCCCCATTCCAGCCTTTGTTACTTCCCTTGGTATGGCAAACAAACCCTTTCACAATTCTACCAGTGTCAAAGGGAAAATGTAACCATACAAAAATTGATTTCCTGACCAACTGGATTTCATCAACAACTTGATGAAATTCTTATGCCTACTCTTTCTCGCTTTTGGTAACTCGTTTGTGACAAAAAATATCCATTTTGTCACAAAAATTCCTACAAATAACATACCCATAACCCCTGTAAGGATTCCCACAAACGTAGTTTCAAATATACCCATAACCCCTGTAAGGATTCCCACTAATATTCCTACAATTATAAACACCACCCCTGTAAGGATTCCTACAAACGTCTTTTCAAACATACCCATAACCTCTCCGACAAGCAAAAGCGGGTCTCCGACAAGCAAGAGCGGGTCTCCGACAAGCAAGAGCGGGTCTCCGACAAGCAAAAGCGGGTCTCCGACAAGCAAAAGCGGGTCTCCGACAAGCAAAAGCGGGTCTCCGACAAGCAATAAAGTCGTAGTGATAAATCAAACGGGACCCGACCCGTTTCCGATATTGACAATTGTGTTGGTGTTTGTGGTAGTTTCGTTTGTTTGTTTGATGGGTTTTTGTATTTGGAAACTGTACGAAAAACATAATAATTAATTGTTTTGAACTGAATTGTTTGTTTTGTTGAACTGTATATGACTCATTTTTGTTGAAATAAATTGTTTGTTTTGTTGAACTGTACATCACTTGTTTTTGTTGAACTAAATTGTTTGTTTTTGTTGAACTAAATTGTTTGTTTTTGTTGAACTGTATTCTTGTTTTGTTTGTTTTTGTTGAACTGTCTATGGCTTGTTTTGTTGAACTGTCTATGGCTTGTTTTGTTGAACTGTCTATGGCTTGTTTTGTTGAACTGTCTATGGCTTGTTTTGTTGAACTGTCTATGGCTTTTTTTTT